GAAGGCTATCGTAACTACGACAAGTCTGAGTTCGATGTTGTATCAGCTGTTGATGAAGATGATGATAAGATTGAAAAGATCTGGAAGTCTGAGTATTCTCTAAAAGAATTCTTGAATCCAAAAGAATTTAAATCTTATGATGATTTGAAAACCAAGCTAGAACGTGTATTGAATCTAGCTGGAGCATCTAAACCAAGATATGTAAATGTCGAGGAAGCTGGTGAAGAAGAAATTGTTGAGCCAAGTCTAAGTGAAGATGAGGACGATAATTTGAGCTTCTTTAACAAGTTAGCTGCAGAATAATTGACCAACTCGTGTTGGATTCAATTGGGGGAGAAGAAATTCTCCCCTTTTTTTTACATCTTAAAAAGACCTGGGTGTATTACTGGATGATCAAAAATAGATGCTGTATAGGTTGAGATGCTTGTCTCACTATTTGTCAATTTTAATCTAGCATCAGTTGCTGCTGGTGGCGATACCATCGGTGTTTGTGATTTTATAATTCCTGATGCTTTAGATTGATCGATAGAAGATTGTAATGCATCAAGTTTATCATGTATATCATCCATATTATTATTCTTTTCAGAAGCAACGTCATCTGCAGTTTGACTCTTTAACTCATTTAATCTTCTCTCAGTTATAACACCTTCTTTACCGTGTAGAACTGCAGGTGTTCCGCTACCAAAATCTTCAATGTCACTTCCTGTTGCTGTATGACTTCCTTCTCTACGATGAACGACTTTTCCTGAAAGCTCGGATTCCTTACCCTCAATTTTCGCTACTGATGTTCCTTCATTTGATTTCTCATAATGAGATCCAGTATCAACTTCTTTATCTTTATCGTCGCCGCCATCTTTTGACTTAGATGCTAACATAAGTCCAGCGCCAACAGCTAATCCGACAGGTCCTAATGCTGCAAGCGCAGCTTCTCCGCCAGCAAGAGCAGCTCCACCTTCTACAGCAGCTGCAGCGCCACCACCCTCAGCTGCCACTAAGCCTGCAGATTCAGCTTTAGATGCAGTTGATGCAGCTTTCAATGCATTTGATTCTTCTGCGGCAGTTTTAGCAATGTCAGCATTTTTAGAAACTTTATCAGCTTGATTTGTTTTTTTAATTTGTTCTTCAAGTAAATCTGCTGCTTTTTCTTCTGACTTTCCAGATCCTTCTATATTTTTAGGATCTTTCTTACTAAACATATTTTTAATAAGATTATATCCAGAATTTTTATTCTTATTTGCTTTATCTACTTTATCTTGCCCAAACAGATCAGCGAAAATATCTTCAGCGAAAGTATTTTCTGGCTTTTTATCTTTATCTTTTTTTTCTTTTTCTTTAGAATTGATTTTTTTATTAATTTCTTTAACAATAGTTAAAATCTCACCAATCTTTCTAATATCGCTTCTAGGTATTCTGTCTGTTCTTTTTGCTTGTTGCGGTTGTGGCGTTTCAGTATTATTTTCTTTTTTAACTTCTTCAGATTCTGATTTTTTATCAAATTGCATATATGATGCTTTAGTTAAAACTCTATTAGCATCAGATTTAGAAGCAAATCCTCCAACTTTTCCACTCTCAGTTATTCTTTTAACTTGTTTGTTTTCAGGTCCCAGCGGATCATATGCGAAGTATTTTTTTTCGCCGCCCTCTTTAATGGTGATGCTCTTTACGGACAATCTGTCATAGATTTTATCTATTTTAGCAGAAAGATCAGGATAATTGCTGCTTGTTTTGTTTACGGCGTTGCTTAGATCGTCTAACTTATCTTCTACTTTTTCAAGATTGTCATCTAAATCATCTATTTTATTTTTTATGATTGTAGTAGAAAGTATCAAATCATCAATCTTATTTGAAGCTCTTTCTTGATCAGGGCTATCGCTTCTTGTTACTTCTTCTTTGTCTCCATCATTAAAAATACTTGTTGATATTTTATTAGAAATGTCTTTTCCGCCAGTGAATATATTTTTAAATTTTTCCTTTATCATATTGTATCCAGACTTAGGGTTCTTTGTCATTTTATCTACTGAACCCTGTCCGAATAATTTTGCTACGACATCATCTACGAAGTCATTTTCTCTTTTTTGTTTTTTCCCTGGAGCATTTTTGGTAATATTTTTTCTAACATTACCAGAAGCTCTTTTTGTAATATTACTTTTGTTTTGTAGCTTGTAGATATCTTCTTCGCTGATTTCTTGATTGAGAGCTTCTTTAAAGTCTAAATTTTTATTCTCTTGTAGAATGAGATTCGCAAGATCATTTAATGTGATGCTCGCGCTTGATGTGGAAATTTTTGGTGCGGTTTTTCTTGCCATTATCTTCTTCTACTTCTTGATCTTCTTTCCATGTCTTTTATCTTACGCTTCTCTTCTTCTTCTTTTATCTTAGCCGCCAACATATTAACATATATGTCTTTTTCCCAAGGAATCATATTATCAAATAAATTAACATCAAATTTGTGGTAGTAGAGTAAAGCAAAATTTAATTTAAAATACTCCGCTAACGCACCATCACCAAAACTTAGATAAAAAAATCGTTGAGACCCTCCAGCACAAAATGGTGCTTAAATTTACATTTTGGACAATCATGATCTATTTCTTTTCTTACTGTTGGAAGATTATTAAAAAATTCTTCAATTTTCTTATAACGATCAGGGGGCATCGAGTAAATAAAATTCAATAAGTCTTCCAACTTAACATCTTTTGATTTATAAATTCCATTTTCATCAAAAACATAATCTATGTTCATAGCTGCAGCTTTAAATTCTGCGTCAGGATCATCATTAAATTTTTCACTTGACAATAAAGTCACAGCTTCAAAGGTCGGATACTTCATTTGAACGCCAACATTATCTGTAATCATTATTTTCTTTTGTACATCGGCATTGACCACTGGAACTTCTAACAAATTAATTGGAAGTTCTATAACCATTCCGCATTCTTCCTGACTGCTGTTTTTATTCTTACATTTAAAATATGTAATAATATTCTCACCAATAGATCTAGCTCTAAAATTTAAAAACAATAATTCAAGATCAACAAGTGGCAGCTCATCAACATTAATATTGTCAATTAAACAATTTTGAGCTATTTGTTTGACAATATTAGCTGTATCCTCAGAAGTTTTTGCTTCTGCCGCCATCAACATAAGTTTCTGTTCTTTAACCAAGAAAGGTCTAAATTTAACAGGCTTATCCTGAGAAAATAACTTCACTTCATAAGTTGGAGTTGATATATTTGGAAGATTCATAAATTACCTCATAAAAACATAATTAACCAAGTGATCCTGCGCCAGCATCTGGTCCATACTGCTGCGGTTGTTGTATATTTGTCGGTGGTTGAAAACTTACATTTGGTGGCGGTTCAGTTGCTTGATTTAAATTGTTTGGAGTAGTAGTTCCTCCAACTTTTTCCGCACCAGATGAATACCATTTTCTATAAGCAAATGCAACATTTAATCTTAATGCTTCATCGCTTCCCCAATTTAAAGCCATTGGTTCTATTGAAATAGGAAAGGCTTCTTCCAACATAACGGAATATTGTAGATCGCCAGCTCCACTGTATTGGTTGATTTTTATAGTTGCCTTACTTTGACTATTATTGTCATCTGGATATATTAATAGTCCATTTGAAATTGGAATAATTGAGTTTACCCATGAATCAAAAAATATTCTTTCTTGCATCTTTCCCGTGCATATAAAAGTCAAACTTATTGGTTGGAAAGAAATATTTCCAGGAATCTTTTGTGGCACTCCATAGTTCAAAAACTCAATTGGCGATACAGTAATTCCAGGAAGCTCAGCGTTTTCGCATAATAGAGAAAGACCTCTTGCTCCATCAGAGATTTTCATTATTCCTGGAGCTGTTGGCATTTTTACAAACTGTACATCAAATCTATAGGCTTTTGCAATTTCTTTTTGCCCATTGATATTGCTCAGAAAGTCGTCTATTTTAAAAGTCATTTTGTTTTTCTTCTTTGTAAGGATCTTTACTTAAGTTTAAAATCTGTTGCATAGATTCTCTTTGAACTGTGGCTTTTCTAGCCCCCACAAAATATTCAGAAGGTAAAAATGATACAATCTCCCAATCATTAAAAGGTATCTCAACGATTCTAGACTCTATATGTTTTGTTAGATATCTTTTTAAGCATGGTCTAAATTCTTTGAATCTTTGAGTTCCATCTAAAAGATTGTAACTCAATCTGAGTTTCGTTGACTCGTCATATCTTTCATTATTCAATACCGCATATAATTTATCTAACAGTATTATTCTTATTTTTGGTGGCAAGTAATGTAAGTTGATTCCTAAAAATCCATCATTGTATCTTTTAATCGGTATGACCAAAGGGAATCTGTCGTAAAATGGCAGTTCGTCTTTTAGTTTAGGGTCATAAAAATAAAAATACATCTTTCCTGGAAAAATGACTCTTACAAACTTATTGTCTTTATCTTTTATGAATCTTGGTCTATTAACTCTTATATTGGCTAAATGAGTTTTTAGCCAATTTCTAGATTCTCTTGTTCTTATTTCTAAGTTGTTAGCAGCTAAATCTTTTTTGATTTTTTCTATTAGATATGACATTATTTTATGTTTAACTCTTTTTCCGTAAGGATTTTAAATTCCCAACCTCTGTCTGCGCAAAATTCCTTAGCTGCTTTAAACTTGGCTTCATTAACTCCCCAAGTTGCAATTTCATTTAAAACTCTTCTCGTTACCTTTTTTGGCTTCTCAGGTGGTTTGGTTTGTTTCTCTGGTTTGACCTCGATAACAAACTTCTTATAACTACCATCTCTAGTCCTGATCTTTGCGACAAAATCAGGAAAATATCTATGGTATTTATTGTCTATTGGCGAAATATAAGGTATTATCAGTTCCTCGCTAGACCATTCCACAACGGTACTATTTCGATCTAGCCAATCCATAGTTTTTCTTTCCCATAGACTTCTATACCAAATGTTAGATGGGTCTCCTCTATACTTCTGTGGGTTTATCGGAGAATATCTTCCAGAATATGTTTTCGCCATATAAATAACCTATTAATATTGTTTTATTTATCACTCAGGAATAATAATGGCTGCACAACCTATTGCTGGAGTCAAAGCTACCACTACAGGGCAAGGAACTGGTGGTGGAGAATTAGCTGCTCTGCATGATACTCGTAATGTGTACGATATAACAAGATATCCTTTAGATTTAGGAAATTCTCCTGATCAATTACATTATGTCCAGTTTTGGATCAATTTACCTGAAGCTTCTAAAACAGAAAAGCAAATCATATCAGGCGCTCAAAGTGCTTCTCAGAGTAATAAACAATTACTCGGAAACGGTAGATCTACAAGTCTAGGGCAAGCTGCAGGAAGTGTTGCTGCTGGGGCTGTTTCAGGATTTATTAGTGGTGGTTGGAAAGGTGCGGCAGTTGGCGCCATTGGTAATGGCGTTATTGCTGGAGTTTTAGCCACTATTGAAACCAAACCAAAATTACAAAGAATTAGAGAATCAATTGCCATTTATATGCCAGATACAGTTGTTGCTGATTATGGTCATAGTTATATTGAAGAATCTTTAACAGAAGCTTTGGGCAAATATGGGCAAGATGCAGCGATGGCAGCTGGTAGTGTGGCAATAGCAGCTGATGTCGTTTCTGGAGGAGGTTCTAGTAGAGCAGGATTCACCAGCGGTTCAGCAAGATTGGAAACTACAGCCGCAGCGTTAGAAAAAACAGGACAAGTCGGAACGCAATTTAAAGATTTTGCTTTAAAAAGTAGTGGCGCTTCTATTAATCCTCAAGTCGAACTTATGTTTAAAGGTACGCAAAATAGAGAATTTATTTTCCAATTTAATTTTGTACCTAAAACAGCAGCTGAGTCTCAATCAATTAAAAACATAATTAGAACATTTAAGCGTTATGCTGCGCCAGAATACAATAGCGATCAGAATGGTCGTTACTTTATTAACCCAGCGCAATTTGATATTGGTTTCTTCTTCAATGGTAAAGAGAACTTAAACCTTAATAGAATTTCAACTTGCGTATTAGAAAATGTAATGGTAAACTACTCACCTCAACAGTATACAACTTTCCAAGATGGTATGCCTGCACAAATCACAATGCAACTAAGATTTAAAGAAGCAGATATCATTTACCGCGAACTCATCGACACATTTGGATATTAATAAATGCGTTATTTCGATTATTTTAATTTAATACCATACACAATACAAATGAGCGACGGCTCATATAGTACATTCTATGTAAAGAATATATTTGAACGTGTTAAAATGTTAGACCCTGTGGTGACAAACATAACATCATATTATCAATACGATATGAAAGATGGCGACACGCTTGAGAACATAGCATATAGATATTATGGAGATGTAAACAAATACTGGATTATTATTTTTACAAATAGAATACTAGATCCTTTTTATGACGTTCCATTAAAATACGAACAATTTCTATCATATATTACAGACAAGTATGGATCAGTCGCAAATGCTGAAAGCATCATAGATCATTACGAAAAACAAATTACAAAAAAGTTAACCAATACTGCTAATGGATACTATTCTTCTGAAACAACAGTAACATACTACGCTAACACAACATACTCAATAGATGGAAGCACAACATTCCCAACAATAGCTAATCCTGTTCTTCCAATATCTGGTCCATCTCCAATTACTATCGATCATAATCTAACATTATCTGAAACAATAAATCTAGTGGCTGTAAATGCATATGATACCGAAAACACATTAAATGAGAGCAGAAGACATATAAACCTCATTAAGAAAGAATATGCGTTAACAATTGAAAACGAACTACAAAAACTATTGACACAATAATATGGCTGATCCATCAATATCTTCAACTAATCCTCAAGAGAAAGGTTCATATACCGCCAGTGACTATCAACTGAACGTGTATGTGCTAACCAGCGACGGTAATCTTTTCACAATATCCAATATAATTTTAAACTTTAATTTATATGAAAACATATTTACGCCATATGTGAGCGGTGATATTGAAATAGGTGATGCTCAAGATTTGCTTTTCAATTATTCTTTTAATGGAAACGAATATCTTAAAATTGTTCTTTCTAAGCCAGGAGAAAATGAGCCAGGAAATGAACCAATACAAAAATATTTTAGAATTTATAAAGTTTCAAATAGAGTTTTAAAGTCTCAGTCTTTACAGAATTATACAATACACTTTTGTTCTGAGGAAGCCATTTTATCTACACAAACCTTAATAAGAAAATCTTATAAAGGTATGCCTGTAAGCGACATTATACAAGACATTGTAAAAAATGTATTAAAGGCATCGCCAGATAAATTAAACGGCGGTGTTTCAAAAACAGCAGGTAATTATGACATTATTGTTCCAAGAATGCAACCCTTTGAGGCAATAAGCTGGTTAAAGACAAGAGCATACGACACAGATAAAACTGCATACTTTTTTTATGAAAATAGATTTGGATATAATTTTTTATCATATGAAGATTTATTAAATCAGACAACATATAGAACATATGATAGATCGCCTAAAGTTGATCCTGATCCTTCTAAAGCACAAAATTCAATTTACCATATTGGTTTTGCTGAAGAATTTGATATTATTAAAGGAAACAGATATGGAGCATTTGCCACATCTCTATTAACCTTTGATTTATTATCAAGAAGTTATAATAAAACAACATTAAGCGCTCCTCAATTGGATTTACAAAAGAACTTTCTAAACAAATACCCATTTGCAAACTTCAGTCAAAATCGTTTTAATAAAACTTTATTTGATAATGAAGAATCAATGCAAAAATTCTATTTGACAACTGATTCAGATAAAAATACTAATCCTACCTTTCCTCAGAAGTGGTTGATAAAACAAGCGATTAAATTGGCTGAGTTGAATAGTAGAAAAGTTATCATTAATATTCCTTTCGACGCATTAGTCACCGCAGGTGCAATTGTTGAATTAAATATTCCTGTGATGAGACCTCAAGATAAAAAATATGAAAAAGATAAATTTAAAAGCGGCAGATATTTGGTTTCTTCAGTTCACCATGGGATTACTGGTGATGCTGCATCTACAACTTTAGAATTGTTAACAGATTCTATTGGCGATCAACTTCCAAATGCTGCAATATTTTCTGGAACTTTACAAGACTTTAAGAGCTCATAATTATGATGGAAAAGAATTTTGCTGGATTAGATGGTTTTGTTTTGTGGATCGGCGTCGTAGAAAATCGTCAAGATCCACTAAAGCTTGGTCGTTGCCAAGTCAGATTTTTTGGATATCACTCAGATTCATTGGTTGATATTCCAAGCTCAGATTTACCATGGGCAGTTCCTGCTCATTCATTGAACAATCACACCTTCGCTACACCTAAAGAAACGGATGTTGTTTTTGGATTTTTCGCAGACGGTCCAAGTAAACAATTACCTGTGATGATGGGCATTATTCCTGGAGTTGAAACTAATTCTCCAAACACAGGAGCAGGTTATCATGATCTAAGAGATCAGAACACAATTAAGCTGGCTCCAAAGTTTCCAGTCGGAAGAACATATAACACTGACGGGACTGGTGTAATTATCGCTGAAGCGAATACTGCCAATAATGAAGTATTAGAATCTTTAAGATATCCAAGAACAACAGATTTAAATGCACCATCAATTACAAGTTTAGCATACGGTGAATTATTGCCAACCGATGTAACGCAAGCTCGTATTGATGAACCTAATCCTGTAGTTGAAACGGCTGGCGGTCAGTCATGGAGAAAACCTTCTCCGACCTTCGCTCCAACATATCCGTATAACAGCGCATATCGTTCAGAGTCGGGTCATACGCTTGAGTTTGACGATACCCCAGGGGCTGAGCGAGTTACGCTCCAGCACCGTTCTGGGACGTCCTATGATGTAATGCCATCAGTTAGCAGAGTTGAGGAAATCGTACTCAACAATTACAAAATAGTTTTAGCTGACGATCACATTCACATTATGGGTCATGCTTATGTAACAATTGATTCTGATGCATTTATTAGAGCAAATGGTGACGTGTATCTTGAAGCTGGCAATGACATGAATATGAATGTCTCTGGCGCATTAAATTTAGCAGTTGGTGAAGAATTTAACATTAGAGCCAAATCTGTAAACTTCAATGTGGATGAAACTGCGACTATAGTTTCAGGTCAAGAAACTTATATTACAGCTGGCGGTAAAATGAACTTATACGCTGACAGTGGACTACTTGGTTCATCTGGAGGTGATATTGACTTCAATTCATCAGGTGATACCAATATTGAAGCTGGCGGAAACGTTAATGAGATCGGAACTAAGATTAATATGAACTCTGGCGGCAGCGCTGCTGAAGCAGATAAGGGCGTCGGTACAGGGTTAATTCAGCCAGCAAGAATGACTAAGAACGATAATCCGCAAATTACAGACGGAGCTTCACCATTTGAAGTTGCAGCGATAACTGATGATCTGAATGCATTCTCTGCGGAAGAATATGATCAAATTAGAGCAATAAATGGATTGCCTCCAGCCTCACCTGAAGGTCCACCATTAGTTCCTCCTACAACACCTTCTGGCGGTGGAAAGATTATTTCGGCTGTTTGCGGCGACGTCAAGTATGACGAGAATTACAAAAATGTCAAGCTTTCAGAACACTTTACGTTGGCTGATTATACAGACGGCGGTAGACGTAGATTGAGCGATACGGATGTCGATACAGTAGAAAACCTATTATGTTGTGCAACCCTACACGCAAGAAACATATTAGAACCTCTATATGCTGCAGGCTATAGATTTAAAATTAATTCGGCTTTTAGAAGAGGAAAGCGCGATCTAGACCAGAAGACTATCGCTCAACTTACCTCAATATGGCATGGTCAGTGGAGAAATTCAGACCACGACTATGCGGCAGCAACCGACCTTGTAAATATTACATATAATGGGCAAAAATTATCCGCATACGACGCTGCAGTTGGAATGTATCAGGTCGTTGGTAACGTTGCAAGACAGTTTTTATTAGAATATGCAACATCAGGCGGCAATGGTTGGGTGCATATCGCATACAACCCTCATAACCCAAACGGCGCGAAAGCTCCGCTACAATTCGCAACTCTGGTTAACAATAGTCCAGACCCTCAAGGCGCAAGAAACAAGTTCTTGAAGCTGAGAGACGCTCCTTGTTAACAAATAAATAAAACAATTAGGTAAGATATAAAAAGATGCCGTCAGTAAACCAAGCTCCTCCTTCTAACATTACTAGAATCTATAGAGATTTAGAAGTAGGATTTACAACAAATCCAGTTACTGGTGACCTCAATATGGTCACTGGAACTAATTCTGTTGTTCAGGCATTAATGAACTTAGTGCAACTAAATAACTACGAAAAACCATTTCATCCAGAAATCAGTTCAAGTATTAGAAGTCTTTTATTTGAGCCTATGGATCCGATAGTGGCAAACTCCCTTAAAGTAGAATTAGTGAATCTTATAGGGAATTTTGAGCCACGTGTCACAATTATAAGTCTAGATGTGACTCCTGATTATGAAAATGACTTATTCAACGTTGTTATAGAATTTTATGTGTTAAACAACACACAACCAATTACAATCAACGCATTCCTACAAAGAGTTAGATAATGGCTAATACAAGTCAATTACAAATCAATAATCTAGATTTTGACACAATCAAGAAAAATCTTATAACCTATCTGCAGAGTCAGACTCAATTTCAAGATTATAATTTTGAAGGTTCATCGCTCAATATCATTTTAGATATCTTAGCATACAACACATTCTATAATTCATTTTATATGAACATGATTGCTAATGAAATGTTTTTAGATTCTGCTATTTTAAGATCATCAGTTGTTTCGCAAGCCAAAGCTCTTGGGTATACTTCAAGATCAGCAACTGCAGCCCAGGCTTCTTTAAACGTTTCAATATTCAAATCTTCTTCTGATACCACAACAAGTTTATATCTTCCAAGATTTACGCAATTCGCAAGTCAATCAGTAAATGGTAAGTCATATTCATTCTATACTGTTGATGATACAGTTTCAGTAGCCAACAGTGGAAACACTTTCAGCTTCAGTTACATAACTGTAAAAGAAGGAACTCCAGTAATTAAACAATTCGGAGTTGACAACTCTACAAATCCAACACAAACATTTGATCTAGTGGATGCGAACATTGACACATCAACATTGATGGTGACTGTTCAAAATTCTATTACAAATCCAACATATAATGTGTTCACTTTAGCTGAAGACGCAACACAAGTTTATGCAAATTCAAATGTATATTTCTTAGAAGAAGGCGATAATCAAAATTATGTTATCTATTTCGGCGATGGAGTTCTTGGCGCTCAACTTCCTGATCAAAGTTTAATTACAGTAAGTTATCTTACAACTGACAGCGATCAAGCCAATGATCTTGGAACTTTCTATCTACAGTCTGCTATTTTATCTGGAGCAACTTCATCTGTTACTGCGATTGCTCCATCTTCAGGCGGTTCTCAACAAGAATCTATAGAAAGCATAAAATATACAGCTCCTAAATCATGGATTGCTCAAAATAGAATTGTAACAAAAAATGATTACATTACTATGATTAATAAAAATTATCCATACTTTGATGCTGTAACAGTGTGGGGTGGAGAAGAATTAAATCCACCAGTATATGGTAAAGTATTCATTTCAGCAAAACCAAAAGGCGGTTTTGTTGTTACATCTGATCAGAAAAATTATTTAATAAACAATGTTCTTAAACCATTAAGCGTTTTAACAGTAACTGCAGATTATGTTGATGCCGATTACAACTATTTAAATTTCATATTAAATGTAAACTATGTTCCATCACAAACATCATACAGCCAACAACAATTAGCATCATTAATTGCTAACACTGTATCAAATTACGCAAATACAAACTTAAATGCATTTAATGGATCATTCAAATATTCTAAATTCTTAACAGCTATCGATGAGACTGATCCATCTATTCAATCTTCTTCATCTTTAATCTACTTGGAGAAAAAATTATCTCCAGCTCTCAATACTGTTGCAACATATACTGTAAATTACGGTACAGCATTACATCAAGGCATCACAAACGACAGATTATACACTTCCCCATATTTTATCAGTAAAGATGCATATGGAAATGAACAGCAATGCTATATCGAAGAAACACCGTTCTCATATGGTGGGCTTATCGATGTTTTAATTGAAAATCCAGGGTCAAAATATATCACAGCTCCAAAAATTTTAATTGAGGGTGACGGATTAGGCGCGAACGCTTATCCAGTTCTAGTTAATGGACAAATTAATTCTGTGGTAATTGATGCAGCTGGAAACAACTACACCACAATGACTATGGTTCTAACTGGCGGCGGCGGTTCAGGCGGTTCTCTATATCCAATTATTTCTGGATCAACTGGTAAATTAAGAAGTTATTATTTTGACACCAATAATGTAAAACAAATTTTAAATCCTTCAGCTGGAACAATTGATTATCAGAAAGGAACAGTAACAATTAATAATTTGTATCCTCTTGCTATTGGTGGAACACAAGATGTGATCTCAATTTATGTTCAACCTTATAATTATAATTTCTCATCAAACAATGAGATTATTTTGACATACGATTACACCAATCCAACAGCATTATCTACAACACTAAAACCAGTTTCAGCATAAAATGACTAAAATAGCAAATGGCACTTCAGTTCTAATAGACAGTCAAGTACCTGAATTCATCACGTCAAGCGGATCGAATTTAAATGCGTTCTTGAAAGCATATTATTCTTGGCTAGAAGATAGCCAATATACTGGAGCAAACGGTGGTGGCGTATTATACCAAACAAAAAACTTATTAAACTATAAAGATCTAGATAAAACAACTGACGAGTTTATAAGTTATTTTGTAAACGATTTTCTTCCGTACTTTCCTCCTGAAATAGTTGCTGATGAAAGAAAACTCATCAAAGTCGCAAGACAATTTTATGCAACAAAAGGCAGTCTTAATTCTTTAATATTCTTACTAAGAGTTCTATATGGTTTAGACGCTCAAGTGTTCTATCCAAAAGAAAATATACTAAAAGTTTCAGATGGCAAATGGTATATTCCTAAAGCATTAAGACTTATTCTTTCTACGCAAAATGAGAATTTCCCTATAACTGATCTCGCCATGAGAGAAGGTAGAGGATCTGTTTCAAATGCAACTTGCATTATTGAAAATGCATATCACACCATAGATCCAATTAATGGCATACAAGTTGTAGAGATTTTTGTTTCAAACGTCAATAGAGAATTTATTCCTGAAGAAAATCTTATTATTGAGGGAACTTATTCTTCTAATAATAATCCTTTCGTTTTTGAAGAAAAGATTATAGCTGAGATTTCAGGTTTAACAATTAATCCGAAGTACCAAGGATTAAGATATCGTGGCGCAAACACAGCGAATGGATATGCAGGAGATCCTGTTGTATTTTATGGCGGTCTAGCCAATACACCATTGGCTCAAAAAGCCATCGCATTTGTGGGCAATACAAGTAATGGTTTTATTTCAGGCGTCGCATTAAATGATGGCGGATTCGGATATACAACCTTTCCAAATACTTCTGTAACTGTCGTTGGTGGCGGTGGAAGTGGAGCAAATGTAGTTGTTCAAACAATTAATGTTTCAGGCAATATTTTAGTCTCAAATGATTCTATAAACTTTGAAAAAAATACAACTCTAAATTCAAGCTTTTATGTAAACTTCTCTAATGCAAGTTTACTGATTGCTAATACTAATGGTCCAGGAAACACGAACACAACAATTAATTTAAAAACTCAAACTTTTAGCGCAAGCTCAGTTGATAATGCATATAAAGGGTTTTTAATAGAATATGTCAGTGGAACTGGAGAAGGCACAGCAGCTAATATTACTGCTTATAATGGAACAACGTCAATCGCAACAATAACACCATATCCAGGTGTTGGTTCAAACACAATAGTTCCAGCTGACGGTACAACTACTGTCAGAATGTATTATGCTAATGTCAATACAGCTATTGGTCAAGCTTTTTCTTTTGAAAATGTAACTGTTGGTAGTATAACATCAATGAATGTTATTGATGGCGGTGGCGGATATACTGACGTCCCAACATTAAATATAGATTCTACTTATGAGACTGATTGGTCTTTAGACGAATTAGCAATTTATCAAGAACATCCTACGCCATCTAATTTTGCAAATTATGCAGCGACAAGACAACATTTAAGAGACTTAGGTCAAATACAAAATGTAACTGTTTTATTTGGCGGCACAGGATACGATCCAGAATACGACACGATTGTTGTTAATAGCGCATATGGTGAAGGTGCAACATTTAGTTTTGAAACAGGAGCAGGCGGTTCTATTGTCTCAGTAGATGTATTAACTTCTGGTAATGGATATATTCCACCAATAAGCACAACTACGCAATTATCTGTTGCAAATACTCTCTATATTCAAAATTATCTTAACAATGTTTCTAATGCTGGCGTCTCACCAAATCCAAGAGGAACTGGCGCTCAGTTAGTGGCGTATGGATTAAGCGAAGGCGCTAACACAGACGTTTCTGTTGCTCAAATTGGTCAAATCTACGACTTTAATATTTACAGTAGAGGTTTTGATTATATCTCTACTCCAAATGTATCTTTAAGAGTTGTTGATGTTGGCGTTAGAACTAATGTTCAGATAAACGGATTAATTGGCGCAGGCAATACAACATCTTCAGTTAATTTAAACAGCTTAATCTTTAAACCAAGTGAAATTAATAATTTTTATGTTGGTAAAACTTTACAGATCGTAAGCGGATATGGTCATGATATGACGCCTAATAGCGCAGTAATTAATGCGTATAATGGGACATCAGGGCTGGCTTCTCTTGCGACAACTTTAGCTGTTGCGCCAACATCATTAAGCAACGTCGTTATTTTAAATTCAAACGTAGACTTTACTGTATTGGGAATGAAAGAAGGCGACTTCGTTTATCAAGGAACTGATCCAGGAAATACAACATTCTCAGGATTCTTAGATAATTTTGGTTCAGCATTCTCTTATGAATCTAATCCATCACTATACTCTAACTCTACAGTAAGATTGTATAATTGGGCTGGAAATCCAAATACCAATAAGCCATTAATATTCTCAAATGCTAATTTATCATTTATGATTCCAGCAACAAATGGATATAATTTCTACGGGAATGGATTAGCAAGAGCTAACGTTCAATTCTTAAATGGATTAATTATTTTCCCTGGATATTATATTAACACTGACGGTCAAGCTAGTGCAGATCAATATCTTCAAGCTAATACCAAGTATCATAATTTCTCATATGTCGTACAAATTGAAAAATCATTAAATGAGTATAAGAGTGCTCTTATGAATATCATTCATCCATCTGGAACTGAGATGTTAAATGATATGGTAATTCTAGATACTAAAAATAACAACACCGTATTGGGTCAAAATTTATCAACTCAATTAATATCATCAACTGGTTCAATCTCTATAAACGCATATTCATCTAATAATCAAGTTGTAGGAACAGGAACCCACTTCACATCTAACGCAAACGTTGGTGACTTGTTGATTATAAATTATGGATTATCTAACAGAGAACAAATTAAAACCATAACCAGTATTGTTGACAATACTCATATTATTTTAGAGAGCAACACTAAGTTCTTAGGTCCTGGATATTTGGAAATTCAAAATTCATCAAACACATTTAACCTTCCAAATACGGCAAATATATATGGTATGATACAAGTTGGAGATCAAATTGAATTTGATCTAGGCGTTTCAGAAACATACTTCTTAGCAAATGTAATCAACATTACACCAAATGGTTATTCTTTAACAATTGATACACCTGAAAATGAATTAACCAGTGGAAATTCAAATGTGTCTTATTATGTTTATCCGCAAACTACTTCTGCAGTCTATGCTATCATAAACAACAGGGATTAAAATGAGCAGTATTATAACAATAAATGAATCAGTCAGTCAAGCATATTCTATTTTTGAAGACTGGGTGAACACATCAAATACCTATGTTGGTTTAGGCAAAGTCACGCCATGGAGTAACGGTATCATATCGACTGCGAATAATAGCACAGATTCAACTTTCTCAGTTTTTGATAATTTATTTGCATTAGTTAAAATCACAGGCGCAGATCTACAACTTGTAATTCCACGTGTGGATTGGGCAAGCAATACTGTATATTATGCATACGATAATAGTATAGACATGTTCAAAACTGAAGTTGATATTCAGAAATCTGGATCTATAACTGCTACCTCTGGCAGCAATGTTCTTACTGGTTCTGGAACACATTTTACAATGGATTTTGTTGTTGGAAGTTTTGTTAAGTTTGTTGATTCTGAAAATAACGTTTATCTAAAAGAAGTTATTTCAATAACAGACAATCTAACATTGACAGTCAATTCTGTGTTCACATCTACCGTAACAACAAACACATATTATAATTACACAAATACTTACCCATACTATGGTCGTCCATTTTATATAAGAAATTCATACGATCAAGTGTATAAATGCCTTTATAACAACAATGGTGCAGTTTCTACAGTCATGCCTCAAATAAGCTTGGCTGGAGATTTACCAACCGACCCATATATTCAAACTTCCGATGGATATAAATGGAAGTACATGTACACCATTCCAAGCGGATACAAACAAAAGTTTTTTACTAATAAATGGATGCCAGTTGTTACTGATTTGACTGTTGAAAGTTCATCTGTTCCTGGCAGAATTGACATTATACAAGTATTGAATACTGGTAATGGTTATAATGAGAACGTTTCAACCAGTAATGCGAATATCATAACAATTGTCGGAGACGGCGTAGGAGCGAACGTAGTTGCAGTTGTGACTTCTAGCAATGGAATTAATGGGCTTATTACCGATACTCAAATTATTGATGGCGGTAGAGGATACACCTATGCAAACGTTGTAATTGACTCGGGGTCAACAGGAAATGGTAATGCTTCGCTAAGAGCTGTAATTTCTCCAGAAGGGGGTCACGGTTCTAACTGCGCTCTTGAACTTGGAGCTTCAAATATGATGCTCTGCGTAGAAGTTGACGGTAATATGGGTGGATTGATTCCAGTCGGATCTTCTTTGACTTCAACTCCGCTTGAATATTATCAAATTTCTATAATTAAAAATCCAGTTTTAGCGGCAAATGGAGATTTCGCTTCAGCGCCAATTTATGCGACAACGACTCAGTGTCTATTGGGACCAGTTCCACCAGCATATTACTTCCAGATCGGAGATACGGCATATCAAGGCTCAAGTTTGGATACAGCAACATTCTCTGGAACCGTCATATCATGGGACGAAAAAGATAGCGTTGTTTCACTAAATAATTTAAGAGGTACTTTCACACCATATTCGAATTTCACCTCTTCTTCGTTGGGGATAAATATAACTGCATTCAATTTGGTTCCACCTGCAATAAAACCTTACACTGGAGAACTTCTATATGTACAAAATAGAACTGCAGTGTCTAGAAATGAATTTCAAGTAGAACAAATTAAAATCATATTAGAACTATAAGGTAGAAATAGATGTTAAATTTTGATGTAGCACCATATTATGATGATTTTGATGCGGAAAATGGCGCAATCAATAACAACTACATGCGTATTCTGTTTAAGCCAGGATATGCAGTACAAGCAAGAGAATTGACTCAAAGTCAATCAATTTTGCAGAATCAGATTTCTTCTTTTGCAGATAACATCTTTCAAAACGGATCACCAGTTAGTGGCGGTCATTTGACATATGATAATACAGTTTCAGCAATTCAGTTGCAGCCAACTTATCAAAATGCTCCAGTTTCTATTTCTGATTTCCAAGATCAACTTATAACAAATAGCCAAACTCAAATTTTACAAAAAGCAATTGTAGTTGCAACTGACGATTCATTGTCAAGCAATACTTCTGCTGGTGCTATTGTTGTAAAATATATGTCAGGGTTTCAATTTGGGTTAAACGATGTTATTGTTACAGATTCTCCTGGAGAAACACAATACACCGCTCAAATTTTATCAGCTAATGTAAGCAATACAAATCTTGCAATATCAGATGGATCTATTGTAAGTATTAATGATGGCGTGTTTTATGTAAATGGTTTCTTTATTAAAGTTCCAGCGCAAACAATTGTTCTAGATTCTCAAAATACCGCTCCATCATATAGAGTCGGTCTAGAGATTCAAGAAAGTATAGTCAACTATACTGCAGATTCATCTCTATTAGATCCAGCTCAAGGATCATTTAATTATCAAGCTCCAGGAGCTGATCGTTATCAATTTAATTTAGTTCTATCAAAGAGATCATTAAGTCAAATCGATGATTCCGCTTTCTTTGAATTAATGAGAATTGAAAACGGAATTATCACTAATCAAGTAAACTACTCATTGTATTCAAAAATTGGCGATACAATGGCTAGAAACATTTATAATCAATCAGGCGACTTTACAATCACTCCTTTCGTATTAACTGTGAAAGATAATCAAACAGATAATTTAGGAAGTACATTCTTGATGTCATTGTCTCCAGGATGGGCATACATTAAAGGATACGAGTTCCAAACTCTCGGTTCTACCGTGATGACGAACAAGAAAGCCAGAACATCAAATACTTCTACTGACTATACAATAAGTCTAGAATACGGAAACTATTTAATTGTTAATAACGTGCATACTGGAACAGCAGCAAGTATGAATATTGCTGGGTATACGCAATACGATTTAAACATTCTACCGAGCGGATTAATCAATACTCAAAATGCTACTGCATATGCTAACAGCACAATTGGCACAGCAAAACTAAGAAACTTAGAGTATGATGGTTCTTCAGCGTTAAGTACAACATATTATGCATATCTTCTTGATGTAAACGTCCACGGATTAGTCGGAAATGCTTATGGTCATTTAACAGACACTTCCAACACTATTGCTTTACAATTACCTCCAACATTTGCTGATGTTCCTGATCTTTATATCGGTAAAACATTAAGCGTTCTAGCTGGCAATTGTTCTGGTGATGTTAGAACTGTTACTGCATATGATGAAGCTAATAATAGATTAGTTGTTTCAAGTAATTTCTCACAATTACCTGACAGCAATACTCAATTCTCATTAAACTTCACTATTGGTGACGTTAACTCATTAGTTGTTCCTCCGTCAACATTTACACAAAACGTATATTCAACTCAACCTGGATTTAATCCTGCAGTAACATATCCTAGCATGGATATTGACGTTACTTCAAAAAATCCAGTTGCTGCTAACGGAAGTACAACATTATATCTAACAAACGATGATTGTTTAGTATTTGAATTGCCGCAATCATATATCGTGCAAGACTCAATTAACAATGTAACATTCTATAACAGAAAATTCTTCCCTAATGTTTCTTTTGACGCAACAGGATCTAGTACATTTGCTGTTGGTAATAACTTATCATCAACTGAAACATTTGATTTTGGATATACCAACGCATTTGTTCCACGCAACCAAGCAAATTCTAAAGTAATAGTTGCTATTAGAAGTAACGTTGAAAGTCAATTAAACTTTGCTAATGGTTCATTATTGAGTTTTGATTATGATGGTCCAGGAGGTGTTTCATCCTTTGGTAACTCAGTTTATCAAACTGATGCATCATCAATTACAATTAAAGCTAACAGCGCAATAGCATGTAGTAATGCGTTTATTGCTGACGTTATTTTAACTGTTAAAGAAAATGCTGGAGCAATCTCAGTAAGAAGAAGTAAATATGCATTTGGTAATACGTCAAATACACAATTGAAAACAACTGATACTCCATTCAACGGAACAGTTGTACAAGGTATCCCTGACAGTTCAGTCAGAGTAGACTCATCAAATGGTTATATCTGGTTCACAAACCCAGCTATTTTAAATACTTCTCCAGGATCAGCGCAAAGTCTTTATATTCCTGACGTCACAGATTTGATTAAAATATATGATTCAGGAAATCCAGCTTATGCGCCAAATGTGCAAAATACCTTAATTGATATTACAGACAGCTATATTCTAAATTCTGGACAAACAGATAACTATTACGATCATGCTTCATTGATTCTAAGAGCAGGATATCCAGCTCCAACTGGTCAAATTGTTGTAATGACGAGATACTATAATCATAGTAATACTTCTGGATTCTTTACAGGTAATTCATATCCTTCTGTAGACTATCAGACTGGAAAAATTCCTGTTTACGTTTCACCAGCTAAAGGTTCTCTAAACTTAAGAGACGCAATTGACTTTAGACCAACAAGAGCAAATGGTATCGTAACTGATGTTAGAACATTTACTCTACAAGGTGCAGTTACACCTCAACCTGATCTCAATATGCAGTTATCTTATGCATATTATTTACCAAGAATTGATAAGTTGACATTAACCAAAAATAAACAATTTAGAATTATTTCTGGTGCGCCGTCAACAAACCCAGTTCCTCCAAGTGATGCCAGCGATGCCATGACATTATGGCAAATTAATATTCCTGCATACACTGACGATATCAGCAAAATTCAATTAAATTATGTTGATAACAGACGTTATACAATGAGCGATATCGGTGGGTTGAATAAGAGAATTACTCAACTAGAATATTATGTAACATTAAATCAGCAACAACAAAATGCTTTAAATCAAACTACAACATATGTAAACGATCCTTCGCTATCAAAAACTGCTTATGGTATCGTAGCTGATTCATTTACAGATTTCAGTATTGCTGATAATTCTTCAACAGATACACTATGCTACATTTATAATGGAACAATGAAACCATTCCATTCAACAACACCAATTTCATTTAATCTATTAAATGTCGTTGGTCCATATTCTGATAATGAAAAAACATATTCATTGGAATATACTGAAACGCCTGCAGTTGTACAAAATACAGCGAACTCAACAGTTGTGGTGCAGCCATATGCATTCGGTCAGTTCTTAGGTGAGTTATCATTAACTCCGCAGACTGATGTATTCTACAGTCAAGCACTTCCACCTGTTTACGTTTCACCAACAGTTCCAACACCACCTATTACATCTCCACCTCCACGTGTTCTTCCTCCTGTTAAGATTCCTTGGCCAGTCAGTTCAAATGCAGCGCCTGTTCTTTGCACAGGATCAGTAGTTGTGGGATCTAAAGTTAGAGGTGGAGGATCAATTCCAACTCTACCGTCAAGATCAGTTGCTCCATCAACTGGAATTACAACTGTTGGAGGAAGCGAGGTGAATCTTGGTTCATCTACAAATATTTTTGCTTGTGGATTTGGAGCTTCACTAACTTCTAGATGTTGTGGAAAAAGTTTACTTGGTTGCTGGTCAAGTGGTAGCACCACACCAGTTGGAACAACAATAACATCTCAACAAGGTTGTTTAGCAAATCCACTTCCAAGTTCTTATAATGGAACAAACAAAACTTAACGGAAAAGAAATATGACATTAGCAGTAAATAACCCATTCGTACCTGGATATATTGTATCCCCAACAGGATCAGGATCTGTGCAGACAACAAATATGGCTGTTGTTCCGCATATGAGAAAGAATGAAATTGAATTTATTTCAAATAATTTAAACCCATATAAACAAGCTCATTTCTTTTTCGAAAATGTTTTAGTTGACAGATTTGTACAAAATCCTTCCGTACTTGTATTAGACGGTCTAGGTTCAAACACAGCTAACTCTTGGAATCAAGGCGATTTACTATATTGTAATACTACACATGCTTTAGCAAGCGTTATTACATATTCTGGCGCAAACACATTATACTTAAATGACAATTATGTTTGCGTAAACGTAACGCCTGTTGGTTCAAATACTTTAGACAGTACATATTTCTATAGCGGTGATGTTGTAACACAGTATATTCAAAATTATTATAATTTTGCTACAGGAAATACTTTTGATACATCTAATGGTTATTATACAAGAGCTTTCTCTGGTCGTGTTGAATACTTTAATCCGACCGATGGCGTTATTGCGTTAACACCAATTGATGGAACTCTAACTTTTGGAACTAATGCCAATACCATGTTATACAATAATGACATGGCTAGAAATAAGGTAGTAAATCCAATCAATCAAGTTGCAGGTGACAGATTCCCTGTTTCTTCTGTTGTGACAAATTTAACCACACCATTCCAATCATATACTGCTCCATCAAACAATTATATTGCATATTCTGGAGCTATACAATACACAGCAACAAATGTTGTTAAACTACAATCCAACGTTTCTTCAAATACTATTGGGCAATACATTTATTTGACATCTGGTAATAACTATGGTCAAATTTCTCAAATTACAGGTATTGCTACAGACAACGTCACATTAACATTGTCTGATCCATTATACCCTATGACTAACACCACATATTCTATTGGTTCAATGAGCGTGGATCAATATGGCGTGTTAGCAGGAATATTTAATTTACCTGAAGCTCAAAACATGGCATTCTTGTCTGGAGCTGGATTATTTACAATTATTGACAGTACAGTAGTCAATGATCCTTCAGCAACTATGAAAGCTTCGGCTGTTTATTATGTTGGTGGTTCTATACCAACAACAAGTGGCGCTACTCCTGTAATTACTCCTGATACTGTTCTTCCAGGAGGAATTCCTTTAATTGCTCCTGTTTCTCCAACATCTTCAGGATCAGTTCCAACACCAACTATTCTAGTTGACACTTCAAGCGCTGGATTACCTCCAGGGCAAGTTGATACAACAACTACAAATCCATC